GCTTTTCGCTTCCTCTACCCATGTTTTTTGCTGCTCCACCCACTTATCGGCCTGTGCCTCTTGCATCTTGGCAACCAAGTCCACGCCCGCCTGAGCCTGCTCTTGGGAAAGGTCTAGTTCCTTTGCCCAATCTTGGTATTCGTTTAGTACAGTTTCGTCAACACCGTATCCCTCTGGTACCACAAACGTGTCATACTCTTCAGGGGCACCCGCCTCCTGCTTTTCTGTGTCTGTGTCATTGTTCTCGGTGGCAGCGTTACTCTCCTCAGATTGAGTGTCAGAGCCCTCTTGAGCCTTAACTTCCTCATTCTGAGAATCGTTATCTGCCTGCTGTTCTTCCCCTAACTCATCGGTGTTAGTCTTAGTCAGCAAAGTGTCTTCATCAGGCATTTTGTTCTCCTACATCGTTTTCTTCAATCATCGACAGGTAGTGTTGCTTGTCTGCCGATACCACTTCATTTAAGAGCCACAGCCCCATGTTTCTTTGACCTTCATTAAAGAAGGTGGTACTGTTGCCCGTAAAACTGGTTCGATACAATCCCGCTTGTTCAAGGATTCTCCAGATTGCTCTGCGACCAGAATTATTACTGATGATCTTTTTCAAATCATCGAGTTCTGTTTCCCGTCTAAGCTTGTCCCTTTGCTGGGCTTGCTTGACGTCCTCCTTACTGGAGGGGTTGTAATCTTTTTTCACGACAAAAGTTTCTCATAAAAAATGCAACTTATTCGACGCGCGCTTTTATGCCAATCCACCCATCACATCTTTTAATAAGCTTTCAGTGTCAGTGTCCGTATCAGACATCACTTTCGCTGCCTGTACACCTTGCTGTGCTTGTTCCATCATCTGTTGCTGTTGAATCTGTTGTGCTCTCGCTTCTCTGATGCTCTCTACATCGTCATCACTAACAACAATCTTGGGCGGTACACCAAGCATTTCTGCGTAATGGTCAACAGATTGGTCAGCGTCAAACTTATCTAAAACGTCTGGCTTTGCTGCCGACAAATTACCAACAAATCCAGCAAGCCTCTCAATCGCTCCAGTGCCCACAGCCCTCTGTGCCTGTGCCATTAAACTTATGTATTCAACCTTTAAATCCTCTCCCTGAATTTCCTCGGGCGGTTCTGGAATCAGTCCATTCCTAAGCATGATGTTGAATGTTCTATCAACCAGCGGATCTAAAAGCTCAGTGTGTAGTCTTTCGAGCACGGGGGAAAGCATCAACAACTTCTCTTCGTGCCTCTCATCAATCTCTCTCGCTGTTATCTGCCTTCTATCGGACATCGTCATCATTTGAAAGAGATCACTATAAAAACCTTGTTGAATTCTGTATTGCGTCTCTTGTATGTCCTGTTGTAGCTCGCCCAGTCTTGGATTGACCTCGTAGGTCGGTCTGAATCCACCAGCGCCTGCGCCTTGCATTGGGTCAACGTAAGTTAAGCCACCAGCAATTACCGAGGCTGTCTGGCCTCTAAGAGAGTGTGGTGCTTGCATGGGAGGATTAACCATCTTGTCGATACCTTGAGCTTTGCGTTTTTGCTCTATCTGCAACGCTTTAACATCACCTAAGACGTCCATAGCTGGGCTTCTGCCGTAGATATCAACACCAGTAACGTGCCACCTAGGGGCAACGATTGGGAACTCTTCATAACCAGAGCTGGACAACATCTTGTCCTCGTTACAGGTCTTCTCAAAATAACATGACTTGTAAGCCATATTATCGTTATCTTTGAATTTGGGGTCTCTGTCCTTGTTTGGCTCAACAGCATGCATGATGTCAATCCACTTGTCTAGCTGTCCAGAGTTGAACATGTCCCTAACCCTGCTAGAGCAGTTCTCATAGCCGAACCATTCAACTACCTGCGTGACTGGGAGTTGGAACTCTCTGTAAAAGGTGTCCACAGCGAGCCTGTCTGATAACTGTAGCCCGTACTCACCTGCCGTGTAAGGGAAGCAACGTATAACGTCGTGATAGTCTTCTTGTATGAGCATCGCGCCAGTACCAAAAACACTGAGCTCCTCGTACACAGTCTGCAATGAGTTGTACAGGTTTGAGCGCGCGAATATGTCTGTCATTCTCCTTTCAACTTGGAACATCCAAGACTTAATCTCACTAACCTCCATCAAGTCTGGGTCTGGTGTTGTTAACCTAAACCAAGGCCTAGCTGGAGATGTGATACCACTCATCATTCCAGCAGCGAGTGTGCGTACAGCCATCGTCGCTGTTGAATCGATTATCTTGGAATTCTTCTTAGAACCATCATTACGCTTAGACACCAAGAAACGTCCACGCCTAGGTAGAATGTATTCACTGAGCTCTTGCCAGTGGCCAAAGTAGGAAGAGCGCTCATCTTTGATGTCGCCCCACCTTTTCACATATTTGCTTCTCGATGTCTCTTTCATGATGTTATTGCCCTAATAGCGTTTTCTTATAAACATCTGCTGTCGATGTATCACCCCTAGCACCAGATAGTATGGTGCCCTTGCGACCATATCTCATTGCAGAGTTTCTCTTCTCTTTAGACCTTGCAGCCCTGACCTCGGGGTCAATCCTTGTTGGTGGCCTTGCTGGTGGCTTGGGTGGTGGGGGTGGTGGTGCTGGCTTTCTGTTTGAAAAACACATTTTCTTCTCCTTGGTTGTAATTAATTAAATGGGTCGTATTCGGAGACGATCTCTCTCCCCCCCGACGTTGGGTTTTGTCTAACGGTGGCAAAGAATGAAAGCGCACAGGCATCAGCCTTGTCTGGTGAGCGCCCTATCTCATCCTTAATCTCTTCCTTCTTCATAAGCAGAATCTTGCCCGCAGATGTATAGCTGTAGCGTATAGCCACAAGCTCTTCTAATAGATCATCGTCCTTCGGTAGTTGGCCACCCTTGCGGAGCCACTCCTTGAAATTAAAGAACATCTCAGCTCTTTTGTTGTGATAGACATTTATTTGGTCAGGCTTCATAGAGGCGTTAGCATCAACTGCAAAATATCCACGCTCCCTTAACCTATCCATAACCCCCGCGCCCACACCTATCGTGTCCACGAATACTGCATCAGGTCTGCTCAGCTCTTGCTCAATATCGTTGGAGATCTTGTTCGCATACTCCATCGTGTTGAGGCCTTGGTAAGAGTCCAGCGAGTAGAACGAATAACCCCTGCGTTTAGCAAGCACAGAGCTGTCATCACCATAACGAGCAACGTCTGCTGAGTAGACCAAGGCTCCAGTCCTGTCTGCGTCACCTTCACCGCTCATTGACTGTAGAACCTCATCGGTACTAAACAGCGCGTCGGTGTTGTTCTTAGGGAACATTCCTTTAACGCGTACCCTGAACGTGTCAGAGTCTTGGCCATACTTGTCTGCCATGTCTTTGACCCATTTAGGGTTAACGTTGCATGACTTTTCCGAATCGAAATGAATTGCTCGATAATGTTTTCGGTTTTTGTTGTGTGAATCGTAGAAGGCACCAACCGTTCTGGTTGGATTAGATGTCATCACCAATAGGTAATTGTCACCAGTAAGAGCGCCCTCGATAACGTCGAATATCTTTTGATCAATACCAGAAGCCTCGTCGATTATGTAAAGAACAAAAGAGGCGTGTACACCAGCCAAAGCTTCTGTGTTCTCTTTACGTGCTGTCCTCGCGAAGCATTTGTTACCGTTCATAAACTTAACATCTGTGGCCAAAGCATCGACCAATGTGCGCATCGGTGGGAATAGCTTGTTTGACCACTTCTTTACTTCAGGGATTAGGATGTTCTCGAGCTGAGAGGCAACGGGTGCTGTCGCTGGAATCTTGGAGTCTGGATAGACCAAACCGATATAGAGTATCAGCCATGAAAGAATAGTTGTTTTGCCAGTTCCGTGCCCAGACCTTACCGAAATTTGAGGTTTCTCGCCAGTAGCGATAGCGTCATCTGCATTAAATACAAACTCTGCCTGTTGCTCATCCACTGGTGAGGCGTTCAGTCCAAACTTAATAAAGTTAGAGAATGAGAATCTAATTATCTCGGATTGTGATTTAAGATCTAACTCGACAAATTCATCAATAGATCTATCATCCAAGTATGGTGAATCCCAAACAAACTTTACTTTTTCAGTAACCATTCAGCTAATTCCTTGTCAGCCGAATGTTCGACCCTGTCTTTAAATGCTTGTACGTCAACGTGCCTACCCAACATATCGAGACGTTTGCCTCTATTTGCAAACCTTAACTTAGTAACTTGGGTTTCACCTTCTCCTGTCTGGTCAAAACTATCAACAAGACCTTGTCTCCATATCAAAGGCCAGTCATGCACAGATTTGACGTTTCCGTCCTTATCGAAAATGTCAGCTAGGTCTGCCTCGGATTCCTCAGCAAGTCTCCTTAAAACCCATTTTGAGTCTATCTTGGTATCTTCTGAGCGCTTCTCAATTGCTTTGACGATTTCACTGGCAATTTCAGGTTTTTTCAGGTTCTCCTCACCTATAGAATAAGCAGTCTTTTTGCTATATCCTGCCCTAATCGCAGCCTGAGTTGCGTTAAGATCTATAAGATATTCGTCAACAAAACGTTGTTGTTTTAGGGTGAGCTTCTTGTCTACAGATTTATCCATATAAGCAAGATACCACTCACTCTGCAAGTTATTCGACGCGGGTCTACTCGAACACTAGGTTCATACCCATTCCAACACCCACTCTCTGCTTATAATTAGCGATATCACTAATCGTTGACCTAGCACAATAGAACTTCTTTGCAATCTCTGAGCACTGCATACCTTTCTCGTGTAGCTGTCTAATTAGCTCAACATCATCATCACTCAGTTTGGCGTTATGATGAGTCTCACCAACTCGGTAC